CATTGCGCACCGCTTCGGTCTGCTGGTAGCGCCACAGCTGCCAGTTGGCCGTGGGGGTCAGGGCTTCCATTTTGGAGATGCGCCGGGCCACGTCCTGTAGGATCTGTTCTTCGACCTGCTGCCAGAGCTGCACAAAGGCATCCGGCATCTGGTCGAGGTAAGACGGCGGCAGCATCAGTCACCCCCGAAGGTGAGGGTTTCAGGGCTGCGGTTCTCAGCAGCCGCTTCGGCGGCAATGGCCTTGGCATCGTCCTCGCTGTAGCCCTCAAACTCCACCAGATACCGCCAGAAGGGAAACTTGCCTGCGGTAACGTAGCCCCAGTACATCTGTTTGCGCTCTTTGGGGTCAGAGATGATGCTATCGTCAAAGTCAAAGGTCACGTTGCAGTCGCCCGGCGGGGAAACGGCTGCGCCGCTGTTCCACTGGGCATCCAGCAGCTTGCTGATGGAGTATACCAGATCGGTCAGCGCATTGCCCAGCGCCCGCTGCAGATCCTTGACGGTAGTGTAGCTGCGCTGCTTGCTGCTCCTGATCTCCTCGGCGGTCTTGTCCACGTTCTGCGGGTCGGACAGGGTGCCGTAGGCAAGGCCGCACTGGAACTCCACCCGCTTGAGCATGGTATCCAGCCCTCTACGATAACTTTCATCGCGCAGGGCAGGGGCAAACACCTCGTAAAGGTTCCGGCCATTGGCCCCGGAACTGCCGTTCAACCAGTTGCGGTAAAGGCGCTGCTCACGCTGCGGCATAACGCTCTCGCCGTTGATGTCGGGCCGCAGGGCGGTCTGGTCAACGTCAAGGGCCAGCTGCCCGCCGTCATACTCCCACAGCAGCCGCCCATACTGTTCATCGGCATCATGGATGGTGTCAACAGCAGCGGCATAGACACTTACGCCCAGCGGGGAGTGCCGATCAGTGGAATTGCCGCTGGACACTCTGAAATAGCCCCAAAGCGGACGGTCTACATCGGAGAACTCGGTGTGCGGCGAGATCGCGGCCCATTCCGGTACATCGGTCAGCGGCACCTCGATGCCGAGGTCTGTACTGGTCATGGAACGGAACGCCTTGACCGTGATGCTGTACGTGCTGCCGGAAAACTCGTGATCTTCAAGACGAGTGTAAATGCGGTTGCCGCGCACCAGATGGTCATAAAAAATAGCCCCGGTCATGCGGCCAGAGCTGTCAAAGCGGGTAGGGCAGAAGCAATCCCCCTGCACAGCATCGATCTGGATGAGTCCCTCTGCATCGAGGAAGGGCCGGAACAGGATGCCGCCCAGCGCACATCCGTATTCCACCGGGGTGCGCAGATCTGCAATGAAAGGCTGCAGCATGGTGCTGATGCTGTCGGCGCGGGCACTGCCGGAAACAATGCATTCCATTTCAAGCGTGGTCAGACGGGCCAGCTCCGATGCAACACTCTGGGCAAGCTTCAGGCTGTGCAGGGCGTTCTTGCCGCCGTGGCACCACGGCCCGCCGGTATCGTACATCTGCGCCCACAGGATGATCGCATTCTCCATGCTGTAGGACACGCTGGCGCTGACAGTAGTATTTTCACCGAACAGCAGCCGTGCTTTCTCCCGCAGCCAGAAAAGCAGTCTGTCAAACATTACTTTCGTCTCCAATCTGCCCAGCGGATCAGCGGGGCCAGTATCGTATAGCAGAAATAGCGGATGTCGTCCATGGCGTGGTCGTTCTCCTTCACGACGCGGTCCTCTTTGGCTTTGTCGTCCCACGAGTACAGGCCGAACTCCCGGCGGGATGCCGTGCAGCTCTCGTGGATGGTCACAAGCCCGGCCTGCATCAGGGATGCCACGCAGCGGATGCCGTTCAGCACGTCGTTGTCTGCAGGGATCACCAGATACTTGCCGTGCCGCCGGATGGTCTCGATGAAGGAAGCGGCGGACGGGTCAACCACCACTGCCTGAATGTAATAGCCCTTGGTC